CATCCTTTTGCAGAGTTAGTTGCTGGTGCACTTCCAGTATCTTCATTTGCATCTTTAACTGGCAGTGCATCATCAAGCACACCTCCTGCTTGATCAACTATATCTTGAAATTTATCGTTCTGCTCTTTTATAACATCCATCTGTTTTTGAAGCTCTTCAATTTTTTTATATAACTCGCTTATATGAGACATTTATAGTTGCCTCTTTAAAACATTTATTCTCATTGAACTATCCTCGATTGTATCTATAATACTTCTCAATGTAAACAATCTGCCATACTTTTTAACTGCATCGGCTACATCTTTAACATTCTTATCCCAGTCAGGAAAACTAACTGCCCAACCATGTTTAATTGCACTTGGTATCAACTTCTTTCCTGCTCTGTCTCTATCCGGTACTAATATAATTTTTTTATTAAAACTATTCAAAAACTCTGCTTGTGTATCTGTTACTTGTGAACCTAATAAGCCAACGCCATCTATACCTATTGCATCAAAAGGTCCTTCGACTAGTATAACATATTTTCTGTCTTTTGTATATAACTGATCTACATTAAACAAATAATCTCGTTGGACATTAACATAATATTTTGGTGTCGTATCTTTATTTGGTTTAATATGCCGAGACACCCAACCTACAATTTTATTTTTAAAATAGCAAGGAACAATAATGCGGCTATTTAAATCCATATATGTATCTGGCGACCAATAAAAATCCCAATTCTCATAGATACCTTTACCGCGTGATTGTAAATATGCTAAAACTTTTTTATCTACTTTATCAGAAATAGGAATAGAGTTGTTTGGCAAAACAATGCTCTCCCAATCTAAATTTACTTTTCTTTCTGGCTCGACAACTATATCTTGATCTTTTTCCTTTAAACTTTCTATTTTTAATTTATTAACTACACTATCTTCTATGTTAATACTAGTTAATAAATTAATAAACTTATGTCCTAATACACTTCCACCATGCCAACCAGTTGTATAACCACAATTAAAACAATGATATGAAATTACATTCGTTGTTGTAAAATTAAAGCCACCACGCTTGCGTTTATCAGGCCTTATTTCGCCCATACTGATACACATTGGACAATTTAAAGACATCCAACCACTCGGATTCACTTTTCGACCGGATAGTCGAGATAGAATTAAAGACTTTAACTTATCTATAAGCACTAATATATTTTAACTTCTAATTAGGACTTTGTCAAGTGTACCAGTATTGGCCGCATCAGGAATATGAACAAATCTAACCCAATTTGTTGATATAGTAAAATTAAAAGGGTCAATTCCGGATGTTGCTGTATATGTATTCCAGTCCATAATGAGATTTTCTGGATGTAAATCTATAACAAACCAATTTGTTGGAGCAGTTATATCATGACTACCTTCAGCATAAAACTTACCAGTATATGTTGTTGTATAAACTGCACAAGTATGTAATGAAGTTTGATAACTCCTATTTGGTGAGGCACTTATCGCATCACTTTCATAACGTACGCCATCTAATGTAAATGACGAGGCACTTAATGTAGCTGACGGGCTTGGTAAAATATTATCAAGTATTTCAATTGTACCAATTGCACGTTGTGACAAATCTGTATACAATGCACCTGTCTCACCTGCTGTATCTGTTGTTGTTATACTAAACTCGTATAATCCAGCATCAATGTTAGCAGTGTCTCCCCAACTAAATGTTACATCTAATGTACCTTTTACATTATCATTTACAACAGGTACCTTTGTTAAAACTAATGCACCAGTGTTAGCATCAATAATATTAACTGCTAATGTTAAATGACTAATAGATGCAAGTCGACGATTCTCATCATATACATTAAATGTAATCTTGTCATCTATTCCTTTATGAATTTTAATTGTATTATACATGGGTCCTTCCAATCGTTGGCCGTTATTAAGTATCGTTAATTCATGTATTCGTTTATAAAGATAAAGATTACTTGTAGCCATTTGTTTATTACTCTATTATATTTATTCGAATAAGTACAATAGCAATGATAGATGACATAGCAAATATTATCGAAAAATATCCGTTTCTAACTGGTGTAAAATACGCAAAGCAAGAAATTATAGGCATCATACAAAACCATAATACACAAATAACAAGTGTATATTGCTATGACAAAATACAAGACGAAGATAAAGAAAAATTTCTCACTCTAGGTGAAACATGGTGGTGGGAAAGTAATCGCATAACACCAATTAACTTATTCTTACCTCAAGAAATAGAACAATTTCGTTATTGTTTAAGAAATTTTATTAGTAAAGATGTAGAATTTTTGTTTGGTCCTATTACCAGTCTTCATAATATTATACGCAAAAGAATTAAACGCAGAACTGTACAACTAGTTCGAAAAATTGACAAAGACTAATTAACACCGTCGCAGGTTGATGCCACCAACGGCTTCGACGCTAACAAGTGCATCCTCAATAATTGAATTTAATTGCACCACAATAGCAATCGCATATGCAATTGCATGAGACTTTTTAAAAAAATAACTATCACCAGTTGGCTTAATCCAAACTTCTTTATTAATTGTATCCCAATCCTTATTTAATAAATGCCTTTTTGCTGGACGAATAACTGCTAGTACTGCCGCCAGTTGTTCTATACTGTTTGGCTTTAATTGTTTTACAATATCATAATGGTTATGTATATGAAATAATTGTTCTACCATTTCTTTATGTTCTAATAATTCCCAAACAGGTTCCTGTTGTACTAACTCTTCCAAATGATCATTACTATTAACATTTTTATACACACTAACATTTAAAAGATCTAATTTAAAGTAATTACGAGATTCAGCATCCTTATAATCTATACTTGAAACTCCAGTAAATGGATTAACTGGTATATTATTGAAATACACACCAGTATTATGTTTCTTTTCACCATTAAGACTTGCTGGTATATGTTTTAATATACTTAAAACATCTTCTCTGTTTTTCAAATCAATATCAATATCAGGTAACTTCATATGCCTGCCTCTGATAAAATTGATTTAACAAATGCAACTTCATCATAGTTATTCTCAAATTTTCTATGCCAAAATTTTGGATCCAATGCATCTGCTACTAATGCCATTTGCTCATCACTTAAATTATTCAATGCTGTTTGTCCAGATTGACAATTAAAAACTACCCATGGAGAAATACGTCCTGTTCTAATCCAATATGTAAAAACATTAGAACTAACCTCTTTAAAAAATAATACCCAATCTCTATTCTCTTTTTCTTCCCAGTGTCGCATAAACTTAACACTTCGTTCTAATGCTTCGTTAGCTGATTCACTATTTGTATATTCCCTAACAAATAATTCATATGCACCATCTTTGATCCAGTCATCTAATTTTAAATCATGTTTAACTAACCAATCTACAAAATCTTCGTGCTGTAAACAATTTACATCTTTTGCAAATTTGCCAAACTTGACAAACCCAAGATAAAATTGTGATTGACGGAATTCATCAAATGTTTTAACCTTAGGTTTAATTGCAGTTGAGTTTAATTCATAGAATCGTTGAAATGCTCTAAAACCAAGTTGCACTTGTTTTTCACTTTGAGCTATATGCCGACGTTTTTGTTCACAGGTATGTGCACCTAATGTTTTAACACTTTTATAATCTCTATTACAAAATTTACATTTAAACCCTTCGGCTTTTTTTATTTCTAGATTTTCCATCAAAGATATCAGAAATTTGTTTGTCGTTGTATCCCATTTCTTTTGCAAGAGCTTGGAAGTCATCTTCTGTATTCAGTTCCTTTAATAAATTTAATTCGTCATCGCTTATAGTTGGATACACTGCTAACAAAAATTTATCTATTTTATTTTCTTTTACTTTACTGTTAGGTGTGCCAACCCATTGACGAAAATATTTCTCATTACCTAACCCAATAGCACTTAACAATAACCATTGCAATTCTGGATGAGTACTAATTTCACTATAGTTGCGATTACATAGTTCATTTACAAATAAAATATAATGTTCTTTATTGTTAACTGGACAAGTTGCCCAACGATGTATCATCCAAAAATTCATAGTACTGCTTTTTTTAGATTCTACTGGAAGATTGTTATAAAAACTTCTATCCTTCTTGCCTATTGCAGGAAGAATTTCTTTGAACATGTCAACCTTCATAAAATAAGATCGCCGATATCAATTACATCAGGTATTTTATTTGTCTCTTTTACAAAAAAACAACACAAAGGATTAAATTTATTTTCTATAGGCATTGTTAATATATGCCCAAATTTTAATTTAGGAAAAAACCATTTAACCTCAACAAACACATTTATTATTTGTATTGGTGCCCATGTTGGCATATATCCTTTTAATGGATTATATAATAGCGTTTCAAACCCTCGATCATTTAAATTAACCAAAGGTATAATTTCCATATCACCTTGGGTTGGTTCTCCTATTAATACACTCCAGTCTAGTGGCATTTGTACTTGATATTTTCCTATTTGCAATACAACCGCAGGAGTACTAAAACTCTCTAAAAATATCAATGGTAAAAAATAATAATCAATAAATGTTGGATCTGTTGTATCTAATACGCAATACCGTACATCATCAATTACATCTGGTAAATTATTTAAACTATATGCTTCATTTTCTATTGTTAATATTTGCATTTATAACCTTCTTATTATTATACAACAACATAAAACAAATTGCAACTTATTTATAGGAAACTTTCTCAATATTAAACGGATATTGTGCATCGCGATAATATTTTTTTCGTGTTGTTAAATGTCGTTTACTATATTTACAATTACTAGTAATATCCCATATTTGAACAAAGTCTTTATCGTGTGCTTTACGAATCCCTCGTCCAATACTCTGTATCACTCTTACAAAACTTTTTCCTGGCTCTATAAGAACCAAATTAAAGATACGAGGAATATTAATGCCAATAGATGCAACACCGTATGTTGCAATAATAAGATTGTCGTTACTTGTCGCCACTTCATCATAATGTTCTCTACGCTCTTCATTTTTAGTTGCTCCTCTTACAAATATAGCATCTGGAATTCTTTCTATTAGCATCTCACCTGTTTTAATCCTATCAATTAATACAAGTGTATTACCAGCACTTGATATATCCTTTATTACACTTGCCAAATAGTCTATTCTATTTGCATCTGTTGACAAATA